GCGTGTTCAAAGGCGTGGATCTTCTTCGCCGGGATAGACCCATCCCGCAGCCAGCCGTAAACCGTCCAGTGGCTTTCTTCGCCGGCCAACTCGGCAATCCGCTCGACGCTGCGGCGATGCACGCTGATGGCGTGGTCTTTGCACAGCTCCAGGGCTTCGCGCAGGCTGCGCGGGTTGGCCCTCTTCCAATTTTTACGGGTCATTGCGACCGTCTCCTTTTTGTGGGTAGCAAACACGGGCATGATTTGCAGCCTATGCAATGGCCTTGCACTGGCTAGAATTCGGGTCGAACGGCTGGCGGGGCACAAACCAGCCGCCACCGACCGAGGCGCGAATGGCGGCGGTGCGGTAAAGCTGGTGGTGCAACAGACTGCGGAGGCGGGAAATGGATATGCGATTCATGGCGGGCTCCTTGGTGGATGGATCAAGCGGCAAGTCTTGCCGGGTCGGGTTTCAGGCCAAGCAGCACGGCGGCTTTATGCGCCTCGCCGCGATGGCCCTTGAGTTGGCCGCGCAGCAAATCCCGCGCGGCTTGATACGACACGCCATTCGCTGCGCAAAAGGCTTTCAAGTTGATGCCCTTGGCCCGCAGCTCGGCGCGTTTCGCTGAGAGTTGTCTGGCGGTCATGGTTCGTCCTTTGGTCCTGTAACGTGGTGTTGTTGGGTGAAATGTCTGTCTGTGTGGTGAAATATAGTTGAAGGATTTTCAGTATGCAACCAAAAGTTGAAATATTTTCAGTTGTGCGGCGAATCCTCAAGGATGGCGGGCTAACCCACGGCCAGCTCGCTTTCGCGCTGGGGGTCAACGAGGATCGGATTGCCAGCCTAGCCACCGGTAAGGTGAAGAAATTTCATCCCGATGAAGTGCTGGCGCTGGTGGAGAAACTTCAGGTTCGCCAGGCGTTCCTGAAAACCGGCGAAGGCGACGTGTTCGAGCCGGAAAAGCGCGCGCCAGAGGTCAACATGCCGCCCATGGACTGGCACCCAGGCGACCAGACCGGCCTGGACGCCGACGGCAACTACCGCAAGCCGAAGTCCGCGCCACCCCTGCTGGCCGATGACTTCGTCACCGTGCCCCGCTACGACGTAGAGGCATGCGCCGGCCATGGCGCGGTGATCCACTCCGAGCAGGTTGTTGATCATCTGGCGTTCCGTGCTGACTGGGTGCGCCATGCGCTGGGCGTGCAGCAGTACGACCTGGCGCTGATCAGCGTCAAGGGCGACTCCATGGAGCCCACCCTCAGCAATGGCGACCTGATCCTGCTCGACATGCACAGCGGCAAGGTCGAGGACAACGCCATCTATGCGCTACAGCACAACGGCACGCTGCTGGTGAAGCGCATCCAGCGCCGGCTGGATGGCAGCGTGGTGGTCAGCAGTGATAATCCGCGCTATGAGGCGGAGTCGATCAGTGTGGAAGGTGTGAGCGCCCTGCGAGTGGTGGGGCGTGTGGTGTGGGCAGGGCGGCGGATGTGATGAAATACCGCCACGAATCAACCTAGGGGGAAACATGAAACGTTGGATCATTGCGCTGAGCTTGCTCTGTGCCGCAGGCAGCAGCCATGCGCTGTACCGTTGCGACATCAATGGAAAAATCGAATATCGGGACATGCCCTGTCCCGCCGGACGAGCTACCGAGCTGCGGGTCGATCCCATGAACCCAACCCAGCAGGATCAGGCGTATGCCCGCCTGAAAACGGAATCCGACATCCGGCGTTATGGCGTGCGCAAGACGCAGGATGTGGACACCCCGCTGCGAGAACGTGCCAGATTCGAAGAGAAGCGCGCGCAGCGAAATTCAGTGCGTTGTGACCAGATGCGCCGCAGCGTAGAACTAGCCGCGCAGAGCGCAGGCCGCAACCCATCGCCCCATGCCGCAAACAACCTGATCAACATGCGGCAGGATTACGACTTGGCATGCAGATAACTCAAGGGTAATGCGTGGCCTGGAAAGCCAAGCGCCGCACGTATCTTTGCCCTAGGTGCGGCAGCCGCCTGGGTGGGCTGGATGTGCCGCTCAAGCGCATCCGCCCGGACGAGGATTGCCCCCAGTGCGGCACGCGCATGCAGCTGGTGAAGTGTAGCCACCCGGACGTTCGGCCGCTGGCCGGCAATATGTCGTGTCGGGTGTGCCACAGCATCGTGGTGTGGGTGGAGTAGCGTCGAAGAGCAACAGATGCCATTGCAGCCCGGCAACCCGCTTTCCCGCGCCCGATGTACGGGGCGCGGCCAGAAACCCCCTGTTACAGGTGTTATAACACTCGCTCGGGGATGTTTGGCTTTGGACTGGATGTCGCAAATCGGGTACATGCTGCCAGTTGCGCCGGAATATTTTTCAGCGTAGCGTAAAAAAGCGTCCCCACCCACCCCGCAACGGGGCGGGTGGATGTCCCCGAAATCCGCTTCGGGAACATCGCCACCTAGCACGTCCACCCGAAATTCCCCGCTGACGCCGGTCAGCATCCACCCGAGATACTCCCCGCCAGACACTGGCGGCCATGACTCGACGCCTCGCCTCCCTCGTTGCCTCCCTCGTCCCCGGACAAACCGCCGTGCGCCTGTTGCCGGCTGGCACGTTCCGCGCTGCCGATGGTTCCGGACGGCCAACCGATGCGCCCAGCTGGCGGCTTGATGCCGACATTGCCGGTGTGTTGATTGCCCGCCACAACGCTCGCGCCTCGCGCCGTGTGGTGGATTACGAGCACCAGACTCTGCACGCCGCCCAGAACGGCCAGCCCGCGCCCGCCGCCGGCTGGATTACCGCGCTCAGCTACCGCGAGTCCGATGGCCTCTACGCCGAAATCGAGTGGTCGGAAAAAGCCGCCGCGATGATCGCTGCCGGTGAATACCGCTACCTGTCGCCCGTTTTCCCCTACGACTCAACCGGCCAGGTGCTCGACATCCTGATGGCCGGCCTCACCAACAATCCCGGCCTGGACGGACTCACCGACCTGGCCGCGTTGTCCGCTGCACTCCCCAACGACCTCCCCCCTGATCAGGAGATTGAACCCATGAAATTGCTACTCGCAGCCCTCGGCCTGGCGGTCACCGCCACGGAAACCGAGGCCGTCGCCGCGCTCGATGCGCTGAAATCCCAGTCCGGCCAGGTGGCCACACTCACCGCCGAAATCGCCACCCTGAAAGCTGCCGCCCCCGACCCGGCCAAGTTCGTCCCCGCCGATACCGTCGTCGCGCTGCAAGCCCAGATCGCCACGCTGAACAGCAAGATCGAAAGCAAGGAGCTGGACGACATGATCGAGATCGGCCTGTCCGACGGTCGCATCCTGCCGGATATGGAAGCCTGGGCGCGTTCGCTCAACCAGGCCGCGCTAAAAGGTTATCTGGACAAAGCGCAGCCCATCGCCGCGCTGAAATCCACCCAGACCGGCAACAAGCCGGCCGATGGCGTCGATACCAATCTGCCGGTGAAAGAGCGTTGCGAAGCGGAATGGAAGAACAGCGCCGCCCTGCGCGCCGAGTTCGGCAGCGTCGAGGCGTTCACCGCATACACCAAGGCCAATGAAGCCGGCCTGGTCAAGATCCAGAAAACCCAGGAGTAACCCATGCCCTTATCCGCAGACACCCTCCGCAAGTACGAAATCGGCGACATCAATGATCTGACCGTCGCCTCCGGCGTCACCATCTACGAAGGCGCGCTGGTCATGGCGCTGAAGTCGTCCGGCCAGGCAGTCGTCGCCTCGCCCGCCGTCTCCACACACAGCTTCGCCGGCATCGCCATCACCGGCGCCACCGCCGGCAATACGGTGCATGTTAAAGAGTCCGGCAAGATCGAGATGGCCGTCACCGGCGCCTCGGCGGCCAGCGTCGGCGCCATCGTCTACGCCAGCGCTGACGATACGCTCACCCTCACCGCCAGCACCAACGTGCCGGTCGGCGTGGTGCATCGCCATGTGACCTCCACGACCTGCATCGTGGCCTTCAAATCCAGCGCCGAACGTGACTTCGCCGTCACCTAAGCATTGACCCACTAAACACACCGGAGATCATCACATGGGTGCATCCAGTCTTTCTTCCCGCGCCATCATCGGCGAGTTTTACCGCACGATGGAGGCCGACATGGGCCAGACCTGGGTGGACGGCGCATCGCGTCTGTTCACCTCGGATCAGGAATCCGAAACCTACAAGTGGCTCGGCATGGCCCCCGCCATGCGCGAGTGGATCGGCGGCCGCCAGCCGCGCGGCTTCCGCGAGAACGGCATCACCATCGCCAACAAGAAATTCGAGGCCACACTCGAAGTCTTGCTGGACGAGATCCGCCGCGACAAGACTGGCCAGGTCATGCTGCGCGTCCGTGAACTTGCCGAGCGTGCCAACAGTCACTGGGCCAGCCTGCTCTCCGCGCTGATCATCGCCGGAGAATCCGCGCTCTGCTACGACGGTCAGGCGTTCTTTGATACCGACCACGCCGAAGGCGACAGCGGCAACCAGAGCAACGACATCACCAACGACATCACCACCCCCGCCAGCCCCACCGCCGGCGAGTTGCAAACCAGCATCCTGCTGGCGACGCAAGCGATCCTCGGCTTCAAGGACGATGTCGGCGAACCGATGAACGAAAACGCCCGCGAGTTCCTGGTCATGGTGCCGGTGCCCTACCTGGGCGCGGCCGCTGCCGCACTGGGTGCCACCGTCATCAGTCAGACCAGCAACAACATCATGGCGCTGGGCAGCCTGGGCGGCTTCACCTACAAGATGGCGGTCAACCCCCGCCTGACCTGGACCACCAAGCTGGCGCTGTTCCGCACCGACGGCGCCGTCTCCGCCCTGATCCGCCAGGAAGAGGAAGCCATCAAGATCACCGCCCTGGGTGACGGCAGCGAAGAAGAGTTCAAAAACGACCGCCACTTGTACGGCGTGAAAGCCAACCGCAACGTCGGCTACGGCTACTGGCAGAAGGCTTGCCTGGTGACCCACACCTAAGCTGAGTCCGCAGTCTCAAACGGCTCGCCGCCCACCCGGCGGGCCGTTTCTGAAAGCGAGATTCCGTAGGGTGCGCCGTGCGCACCGCACACCACCAGGAGCGCAACAATGGCCAGAAAACCCGCCGCAAAACTCCCCTCCCCCGTAAGCGGGGGAGGGGCCGGGGGAGAGGGCGCAGTATTCGCCAGCCTCCCGCCCACCCTCACCATCACCAGCAGCATCAACGGATTCCGCCGCGCCGGCCGTGCCTGGTCAAGCGAGCCCACCACCGTATCCGCCGCCGAGTTCACGCCCGAGCAGCTCGCCCAGCTGCGCGCCGAGCCGCGCCTGACCATTTCCTCCCCTCTCCCGCAAGCGGGAGAGGGTTAGGGTGAGGGAAATTTAAGTCATGCCCTACGCCCTCAAAGCCGACATGCTGGAAGAGTTTTCCGAAAACGAACTCATCCAGCTCACCGACCGCGACATCCCCACCACCGGTGCCATTGTCGACGCCGTGCTGGACCGGGCCCTAAACGGTGCCAGCGCCGAAATCGACGGCTACCTGGTGCGCTACGCCGGCCAGGTGCTCACGCTACCCATCCTCACCCGCTACGCCTGCGACATCGCCCGGTACCGGCTCTACCGCGACGCCGCACCGGAAGAAGTTCGCAACCGCTACAAGGACGCCGTGCGGTTCTTGGAGATGGTCGCCAGCGGCAAGATCAGCCTGGGCGCAGCCGCAGAAACCGCCGCATCCGACAACACCATCCAGTTCACCACCGGGCAAAAAGTTTTTGCGCGGGAAGACATCGACTGACCCACCCCACCGGAGACCCACACCATGGCCGCAATGACTGACTTTTTGGAAAACAAGATCATCGACTGGCTGTTGCGCGGCCAGGCGTACACCCCGCCGGCCACCGCCTACATCGGCCTGCTAACCGCAGCCCCCAGCGACAGCGCCGCCGGTACCGAAGTCAGCGGCGGCAGCTATGCGCGTGTTGCGGTGACCAGCAACGCCACCAACTGGAACAGCACCGACGGCGACAACGACGCCGCCAGCAGCGGCACCGATGGCACCACCGAAAACGATACGGTGGTCACCTTCCCGGCTCCATCCGCCAACTGGGGCAGCGTCACCCACTTCGGCATTTACGATGCGGCAACCAGCGGCAACCTGCTGATCTACGCCGCGCTGACCACCGCCAAAACCATCAACAACGGCGACCCGGCACCGAGCTTCGCGGTGGGGGCGTTGTCGTTCCAGATTGATAATTGATCGCTATGCCCATCCTCACCAGCCAGATCATCCGCGACCTGCCACAAGTGGATGGCCGAAGCTATATCACTGAGCGGCATGTTGACCACAATGGCAAGAGCTACGACGTTGAGTATCTGGCTGACGTCGGGCTGGATACCGCGCTGGTGATGCAACTCCGTGCCGACAAGATCGGTGCGGAGATTGACGCCAGAGAAGCCGCTGAAGCGCAGGCGCTGAATTTTGTGCTTCCAGTGAGCAAGGTTGCTTGGAGGCGCAGATTCACCGCAGCCGAACAGGATGCCATCGACGCATTCAACGAAGGCGGCTACCTCACTCATCCGGCATTGGATGAAGCCACAAAAGGCGCAATCCGTCGCGGGCTGGAACTGTACAAAGAGGCCAATGAGGTCAACCCGCTTGATCCTGATACACAAGCCCTGCTCGGTCTTTACACAGCACTCGGCTTGCTGGCGGCAGGTCGGGCGGCTGAAATCGGAGCCGCGTAATGGCTGATATTTACGTCCGCTCAACCAATGGCAACGACGCCGATGACGGCACAACATGGGCGCTGGCAAAAGCCACTGTGCCGACAACTATCGCAGCCGGTGATAGGGTCATTGTTAGTCAGGCGCATAGTCAAACACAGGCTACCGCGTTAACGATTACATCCAACGGTACAGCAGCTAGTCCGGTTGTCATCGCATGCGGGAACGATGCCGCAGAGCCTCCTACTGCGGGCGCATCTACAGGGACTATCGCAACCACTGGCGACAGCGACATCTTCTTCGCAGGAACGAATCTAGTGGTTGAGGGAATGGTGGTAAGTTCAGGGACGGGCTCGGTCAACGCTGAATTAAGAATGTGTTTCACTGGCGGACAACTGCAAACCTACCGCAATTGCGATTTTTTAATGAATGTAACCGGCAGTGGTGCAGGCTTGTTTATCGGTACGACGGGTAATGCACCTCCGTCAAGGTTGATTTGGGAGAATTGTGATTTATCTTTTGGCGGGGTAGGGCAGGAAATAAGTCTAATTAGCGCCCGATTTACATGGAACGGTGGGAGTGTCTTGTCAGGGTCAGGTACACCAGCTATTGCGCTGTTCCAGTGCACATCCACTGGTGAGGGCGTAAATATTCAGGTTTCTGGCGTTGATTTTAGTAACTTTGCCAGCACACTATCGTTGATAAATCTCACTGGTGAGTCTGGCAGTGCGCAGTTTCGCAATTGCAAACTGCCGGCCTCGTGGTCTGGTAGTTTAGTTACCTCTGGCATGGGTATGGGTGGCCGTGTCGAAATGCACAACTGCGACTCAGCGGATACCAACTATCGACTATGGGTAGAGGATTTTCTAGGCACGATCAAGTCAGAAACCACATGGGTGCGGACGGGTGGCGCATCGGATGGCACGACAACGTACTCATGGGTGATGACGAGCAACGCTAGTGCAAGCAATCATTCCCCGCTCTGGTCGCCTGAGTTTGCCGTCTGGAACGATACTGTTGGCAGCGCGATCACCGTGGATGTTGAAATACTGCGCGATTCCGCCACAGCCCTGACCAACGCGGAATGCTGGCTTGAGGTGCAGTATCTAGGTACATCAGGCTTCCCGCTTGGAAACTTTGTTGACGATCATGTCGCGTCCGTCTTTGCTACGGCTGCAAACCAGACAACAAGCAGCGAAACATGGACAACCACGGGGATGACAAACCCGAACAAGCAAGTGTTGAGCGTCACAGTCACGCCGCAGGAAAAAGGCTACTTGCAAGCCAGGGTTTCATTGGCAAAAGCCAGCACGACGATCGTGGTTGATCCTGTCATCACCTTGAGCTAATCATGGTTCAACGCCTAATCCCCGGCGCAGGATATGTTGACGAAACGGGATCGGCGCAAAGGCTGATTCCTGGCGTTGGCTATGTGGGGGAGACGGTTTCAGGGGGCGTCGCCGCCGAACTCGCCGCCACCACCAGCGCGCAATCCACCGCCACCGGCACCCTCACTACCGCCATTCCGCTCGCCGCCGCAGCAGCCGTCATCGCCACCTCCGCCGGCGCACTCACCACCCAGATCCCGCTCGCCGGCCAGGCCGCCAGCATCAGCATCGCCGCCGGCGTGCTCACCACCAGCATCACCCTCAGCGGCGCAGCCCTCGCCCAGGCCAGCGCCGCCGCCGAGATGGCCAGCAATGCCGCGCAATTGTCCGGTGCCGCCGGCGCATCTGCCACCGCCGCCGCCAGCCTCACCACCCAGATCAGCCTCTCCGGCGCAGCACTCGCCCAAGCCCTGGCCGCCGCCGGCCTCACTACCGGCAGCAGCGGCCTGGCCGGCGAAGCCACTGCCCAGGCCAGCGCAGCCGGCGCATTGCTCACCCAGATTCGACTCGCCGGTACCGCCAGCGCCTACGCCAGCGGCGCCGGCAACCTCAGCACGATGATCCTGCTCGATGCCGCCGCCGCATCGGTATCGAGTGCCACCGGCACACTGACCGTCGAGTCCACGATTTCCGGCGCCGCCCTGGCCCAGGCGCTCGCCGCCGGCAGCCTCACCACCCACATCCGCCTCGACGCCGCCGCCCTGGCGCGCGCCGCCGCCAGCGGATCGCTCAGCGGCAGCATCAGCCCGCTCAACGCCGCCTCGATCCGCCACACCGTCCACGCCCGCGCCGACCGCTATGCCATCGACGCCACCCCAACCCGCTGGGAGATCGCTGCATGAGCGAGATCAAGTTGTTTCCGCCGATGGACCCCGAAGCGTTCCTGCCGCTGGCGTTCAATTTCGCCGCCTTCCTCGGCAGCGAGACCATTGCCAGCATCGGCTATGTTTCCGCCGTCGTGCATCGCGGCACCGACGCCACCCCCGCCAGCCGCCTCTATGGCAGCCCCAGCATCGACGGCCCGCGCGTGGTGCAATGGCTGCGCTACCCGGTAGCCGGCTGCACCTACAAACTGCGCGCCCTGATCACCACCAGCGACGGCCGCGAATACCCGCTCACCGGCTACCTGCCGGTGCGCGAAAGCTGACCCATGCACCCGCTGATTGCCATCGACCAACTGATCAACACCCTGATCAAACTCCCCGGCGACGGCTGGGGCAAGGCCGACGAAACCATCAGCGCCCGCCTGTTCCGCTGTCACCTCCAGGCGTTAATCAGCGACCGCCCCTACAGCACGATTGACGCGCTGTTTTTCTGGCAGCAAGCCCACTGCTACCAAAGCTGGGTCGCCGAACGGGATCGGCATCAACTGCCCAGCCACTACCGAATCGCGGCAGCGTAAACCTGTAGGTTGGGCAAAGCGGCAGCGTGCCCAACATGACCACTACAACACGCACTAAGCGGCCGGTAAAAACATCCGCCCGCCAAGTCATCCGCTGACCGCCGTCAGCACACACCCCCTACGCGCGCGCGCGGACACTGTCCGCCATGCTCGCTGACTACCTCGCCGCCGGACCCCTGATCATCGCCCGCATTGATGCGGCGGTGCCCGGCATCGTCTCCGTCCTGCCCGCGCGCGATCTCGCCAGCCTCACCGAATCCACGCTGCAATCCCCCACCGTGTTTGTCGTCTACGACGGCGACCGCCTGGCCGATACCGCCGGCCGGGGCCAGGCGCAATCCGTGCAGCAACGTTGGCTGGTCGTGCTCGCCATCCGCAATGCCAAACAAGGCGATGGCGGCGCCGGCATGGCCGCTGAAGCCGGCCCCCTGCTGGTCGGCCTGCTCAAAGCCTTGCAAGGCTGGCAACCCAATTCCACCGATTTCCGGCCGCTCGTTCGCGTGGCCGCCCCCCGCCCCGGTTATTCGCCGGCGTTTGCGTATTACCCCCTGGCATTCGAAAGCCAGATCGTGACCACAGGAGATTGACCATCATGGCAAAACAATATTTCAACGGACAGGGCAAAATCTACATCGGCGCCCGCGATTCCGGCGGCAACCCGCTGGCCATGAAGTACCTGGGCAACTGCCCGGAATTTAAATTCAGCCTGGAAGAGACCACGCTGGAGCACAAGGAATCCACCTCCGGCTTGCGTCTGACCGACGTGCGCCTCACCACCGAACTCAAGGCCAGCACCTCCATGACGCTGGAGCAGCTCGATGCCGACAACCTCAACCTGTTGCTGTTCGGCGCCAGCCAGACTCAGGCCACCACCGCCGTCACCGCCGAGACCGTCAGCGGCAGCACCACCCCGGCAGTGGGTGACACCTACCTGCTCGCCTCGCAAAACATCGCCGCCCTGGTGATTACCGACTCCACCGGCTCGCCCAAGACGCTCACCGCCGGCACCAACTACGAGGCCAACCTCGCCACCGGCCAGATCACGATTCTTGACCTGACCACCGGCGGCGCCTTCGTCGGCCCGCTGAAAGCCGCCTACACCCGCACCGCCGCGACCATCGCCACCAAGCTCTTCGGTACCGCCGCGCTCGACTACTGGCTGCGCTTCTCCGGCGTCAACACCGCCGTCTCCGGCTCCCCGGCGGTGATGGTCGACCTCTACCGCGTGCGTCTGAGCCCCACGCAGGATATGGGCCTGATCACCGATGACGTTGCACAGTTTGCGCTGGAGGGGTCCGTCCTGGCCGATGAAACCAAGACGCAGGCCGGCGTATTCGGCCAATTTGGCCGGATGGTGATGCTGTAATCGACCAGCCGGCCAGACCGGCTGGAAGCAAGACCGGCGGCGGGTGTTGAGTTTTTCGGCATCCGTCGCTTTTACATGAGGCGCGCATGGCACAAGATTTGAAAGTTGGAATCAAGATCACCGCCGACGGCAAGCAGGCCGTGGGCGAGGTCAGCCGCGTCAATAGCGCCATCGGGGATATCGGCGAAAGCGCACCCGGCGCCCGCAAGACTGCCGATGCCATCGACCAGGTCGGTGATTCCTCCGCCAAGGCACGCGACCGGGTAGATACCCTCGCCACCGGCCTGAAAGCCCTGGCTGGTGCGGCCGTGGTGCGGGAGTTCATCAGCGCCAATGCCAGCATCGAAAGCATCGGCGCCAGCCTGGAGGCCGTCACCGGCAGCGCCGAATCCGCCGCCGCAGAAATGGCGTTTATCCGCAATGAGGCGATGCGCCTGGGCGTGGAAACCGCCGAGGCGGCAAGGTCATTCCTTACCCTTGCCGCCGCCACCAAAGGCACCAACCTGGAAGGTCAGGCGACCCGCGATATCTGGTCCGCCGTCGCCGGCCGCATGACCCAGTTGGGCGCCACCTCGGCCGATGTGGCCGGCGCCATGACTCAGCTAGCGCAGGGCGCCAGCAAGGGCAAGTTCGAGCTGGAGGATCTGAAGTCGATCGCCGAACGCATCCCCGGATTCTTCAGTACCTTCGCCAAGGCGATTGGCGTGACCAATGAGCGTTTTTTCGAGATGGTCTCGGCCGGCGAAATTACCGCCGATCTGCTGCCAAAGCTGGCCGGTGCATTGGGCGGCGCGGGCGGCGAAATCAACACTTTTAACGCCACTTTAGGGCGGATGAAAAACGCGCTCACCGAGGTCGCCACCTCAATCGGCGATACCGGCATCTTCGACGCGCTAACTTTCACCATGGGCAAGCTGGCGGGCGCGCTCAGCTATGCCACCCTCGGTTTCAAGGGCATGGCCGCCGCCATCAAGGGCGATCAGGCCACGTTCAACAAACTGAGCGACCAGGCCGAGCAAGTCAAAAACCGCCTGTTCGGCATTGGCGACGGTGCCAAACAGGCCAAAGCTGAAATGCAAGCCTGGGGCGGCGCCAGCGAAAAAGCCGCCGACCAGGTGGCGCGTTCGCTGATCAAGCTCGACGGCAGCATCAAGGACACCGCCGAGGCATTCAAGACCCTGGGCATCGACCCCGGCGAAATCACCAACGGCATCAGCGCGGCGGAACGGTCGATCATCGAATCGTTCAAGCGCCTGGCGGCAGACCCGAATACCAACGGCGCGGTGCTCACCACCGCATTGCTGGCCGCGCTGGGCAAGGTGAGCCAAGAGGCGGTGCCGGAGATCGGCTTTGCCTACAAGGCCGCCGCACGCGCCGGTCGGCAATCGAGCGACGAACTCGCTGCTGGAATGAACGCGCTGCAAACCAAGGCAAAAGGATTGTGGGAAGGCATGGCCGATGGCAGCAAAAAAGCCGCTGCTGCCAATGCCGATTATGAAAAGAGTTTGCAATCCATGCTGGAGCGCGCCGCCAGCCTGCGCGCCAAAGCTGCCGGCGAGCGCGAGCAGGACAACAGCATCGAAGGCCAGGCCAGCGCCATGCTCGATTTGATCGCCGCTGAACAAAAGCTGCAACGCCTGAAAAGCGGCGGCGGCAGTCTGGCCGAAGTGGAAAAGCAGGCCGAACTGGTGCGCCAGACCGCCGGTTATATCAACGACCAGGCGCGCGCCAAAGAAGCGGTTAGCCGCTCCTACACGCTGGAAGCCGAAGCCATCGAGCGCACCGCCGCCGCTGCGCAGCAGGTCAAAACCTCAAGCGGCCTGAAAATTCTTGCCGATGGCGCGGTCGCGGAACTGGAAGACGCCATGAAGCGGATCGAATCCATGCGCAACCAAACTATCCAGGTGCGCATCATCCCGGTCGGCGCCGATGGCCGGCCCTGGAACAGCGACGACCTGGCCAGCCAGTTACGCAGCGCAGCCCTTAAAGTGGGATCAAGATGAGCACTCGCAATTTGATCGTCGGTGGTATCGAGATTCCGGTCTATGCGCTGATCGATGCCTTTGCCCAGGACTATGAAGAGATTGCCGCCATCGCCGGCCTGCGCATGTCCGACGGCAGCTTGATCATCCAGCGCGCTTGGCCGGCATCCGGCAATTACAAACTACGCACCACGATCAGCGGCGGCGGCAGCCTGCCCGCACCCTTGGACGGACTCGATCGCGGCAGCGCGCACGAAATCAGTTGCGCCGAATCGCGCGCCATCGGCAGCGCCAGCAACATCATCACGTTACCCACCGGCCGCCGCAGCGATACCGGCCACACGCCGCAGGGTTACGCCCTGGTGAGCGGCGAATTGGTATCAACCCCGCTCACCATCGGCGGCAACGTCGCCACCCTGACCACCGTAGCCGGCGCGCAACACTACCAGGTGCGCTACTGGCCCAAGTTCAGCGGCATGATCACCCACCGCTCCAGCGGC